GATGAAGATGACATAGTAGTAGAAGAGGACTTTGATATTCTAGCCATAGATGACTTTTTTTTTGAAGAAGATTACTTTGAAGCTGATTATTACGAAGAGCCTGGATTGGAATTGTTTATTCCAGAGGACACTATGTTTGAAGAAATGCCAATAATAGAAGAAGTATACGAAGCAGTTCCAGAGGAACTGTTTGTAGAAAACTTTACAGAAGAAATGCAGGAGGAATTTATAGATGAAGTTGAAGAATATTTTGAAGAAGTTACCATGGAAGAGCCTCAGCCTGAAGCTGATCCAGAACCTATGGAAGAAATTGCCATGGTTGAAGAAGAAACTATTCAAGAAGAACCAAAAGAAGAAGTAGCAAATGAGATTGAAGAGCAACCCAGTAGCGAAGAGCCTGTTGCAGATGAGCCGCAAGAGACTGCAAGTGTTGCCGAACAAGAAGAAACAATCGAGGAGTCAACTGAAGTCGCAGTTGTTGAAGGAAAGCCGACTGAAGAACCAGATGCTCCTACAGAGAGTGTTGAAGTTGACCTAGACGTAAAGGTTGCGGCTATAGAAAAGGCAATACAAAGTAAGATAAAAGATGTTACACAACAGATTGATGTCACTTTAACTGTAGTAAATGAATTAGTTAGTAGAGAGATGATATCACAACAACCTGATATGACATCATACTTTAATGCTAACACAGCACTGTTTGATACGAGACAACTACCATCAGGAAACCAAAACTTTTTCTTACAAACAAATTTAGATAGTTATAGTAAACCTATTTATGTTGCACAAGCAAATATAGCAGGTACAGATCCTGTGGTGCAACATCAAATTAAAGTAAATGAAGCAAAACAAAAAACAAATGAAGCATATAAAAAATTAAAGGAGTTAATAAATGCAAGAAATGTTCAGTAAACTGTCCTCATACGCAGCATTACTAGGTGTTATTGGAGCCATAGGTGGCGGCTTTATGGCATGGGGTGAGTTTAATAATCGTATAGCACAATTAGAAAATAAAGAGTTTGTAGTAAATGAAACTGTAGATCTATCCAGCACAAATGAAAAGATAGAAACTATTATCAAAGCAATAGAAGCTGTGAAAGCAGATGCTAAAATAAATGAAGCAGCCATAGAGTTTCTTGATGCAAAATTAGAAGAGTTTAAAGCAAAACAAAACAACCCTTTGTTAAACTAGGAGTATACATGGTAGATACATTAGCACCAAAAAAAGTATTTAGTCAGAGAGATTTAGATAGAAGTCTAATACAACCAACACCTGTTGGTAGAAGTATTATGGCACCAGCGACTAATGTTTTAGATGCATCACCAGAAGTGACTACACAGAGAAGTTTGACAGATACTCCTCAACCAGATTATGTGGTAGATAAAAATCAGATATTTAATATGATGCAAAATTTACAGAAAGCATCAAGATCTAGGGTTGCTGAAACTAGAGAAACAGTGAGATCATCTGAAGAAACTAGAGAGGCAAAACAGACAGGCATGCGTGCTGAAAGACAAGAGACACCTCAAGGTGAGGGTTTAGTGATGAGACCTATGGAATATGCTGCTGATGGTGTCAAAGATAAGAAAGTAAGTGGCCCAATACTTGTTGGTGAAAAGGGTGCTGAACTTGTGGTGCCAACTGGAGATGGTAAAGTTAGCATATTGGATGCTAAAACTACGAGTGGATTAATGATGCCAGGATCTGTCAGAATGTCTAGAACACAGGCAGTACAAGCAATGACATCGGACGATGCATTTAAATCAAGAGCATATCAAGATAACGACTTTATAAACTATATGAAACAAGTAGAAAATAATAGATTACTAGCTGGAGATATGTCAAAGATGCGGCATGATTCTGTAGAAGGTGGCAATCAAACCATAGCGTTTGGGCACAAGCTAACAGACAAAGAGAGAGATTCAGGTAAAGTTTATGGTTATGATATTGATAAATTAACTATAAAACAAGCTAATGATATACTGCAGAGAGATTTAGAAAAAGCATATAAAAATTTAGTTAAAGACCATGGCAAAAAGTTCACACAGTTAGATTCAAAAAGACAACAAATGCTATTAGATTTTCAATATAATTTAGGAGGATTAGCTAAGTTTCCTAAGTTTAGAGATGCTGTATTTGGAAATGATACAGAGACCATGATGAAAGAGTATAAAAGATTTTTTAAAGATCCAAAATCAGGTGAGATGAAATCTTTAGGGAGAAATAAAGACTTTAATAAATTCTTTTTTGATGGTATGGCAAAGGCATCTCTTGTAACTAAACCAGTTAGGAAAGCAGAAAAGGGTGCAAAAAATGTTGAGATAGGTAGAGCAGAACCAGCGGGATTTTTATTTAGAAACCCAATGACTCCAGATAAACCATCAGGTAGTGAGAAATTATTTAATTTTTTATTTGGAGATAATGTTATGCCTCTTGATAAAAAAGAAGAACCATCATTAGTCAGTCCCCCTAAAAATAATCCTGTTAACCTCAGTGATTCAGCAAAAGAAGAAGAACCGTTTAACCCTAGTAAACTATTAGATCCTGATGCTGTTAGCGGTCTTGATATAGATTATTTTTATGATAACTTAGATAAGATGGTTGACTATTCTATTAAACAAAAAAAAGGTAAAGATTATACCCCTACCCCTGAAGAAAAAGCAAACGAAAGGCAAGATCTTATGGATAGATACGATGCTCTATTTGATTTACAACTGTCTGATACTAAAGAAGAAATTGAAGAAAAACAATTCAATGAAAGATTTAAAAAAGATCGAGATCCAAATTTTACCATTGAAGTCTAACCCACATCCTTAATTTTATATGGATCGGTATTTAATTTAGGAACCTTATCCCCTTGCTCTCCAGACAATATGTCATCTAAGTTTTTATATATGTAATTTATAGCCGCACCAACTACAGAATCTTTAGTTAGTGTCTCTGCTATTTCTTTTAAACTACATCCATACTGTAAAAGTAAAGATGCCATCTTACCAGATGCTCTAAGTTCTCTATCTAAAGTAGACTCAGTAGGTTTTAGTTTAACCCATACAGCCATTGGCAACATGCCAGTTGGACTTATGGTGTAATCAATAATGGACAGAATCCTTCTACCATCAATCTCCATTTTTTGGGTAACACTTCTCATTCTATTAGGGACTTCAGCTCTTGCCACGTTACTCATTATATCCTTTCTATTATCTGTTTAATATCACTGTTTAATTTATTAGTGTTTTCAATGCAATGCTTGATTACACTGGCCAAAAGATTTGCATAGAAGGTTTCATCAATAGCCTCTAAGCTAGTTTTTATATCTACTGGTGCAATATAATCAAGATCTATTGCAATCTGACTACTATCAGTCAGACATACTTTCATATTAAAAAGTTCTGAATTATTTTTTTGCATTGTCTGCAGGTTTCGCTACAAAGTCTGCTCCTATCTTTGGATCAAGTTCTCTTAATCCTTTAGATAGTACTTCAATACCTTGTACTACTTCTCCATATGGTCTTGTAAATAGGTAGCGAAGTATGCTTTGCACTTGAGATCCAGATATAATATACTGCTTCTCAACAATCTGCTGTTCTTGTTTATTTTCTGCCATTTTATTAGCCCTCTCTTAAAATTTTCCTTTCATAAATGCTCAAATATAAACATATCTGAGTCTTCTAATACCAACACCCTAGCCAAGATAAAATTTGTTTGTACGCTTAGATATGGGCGTTTAAAAACTATTTGCTATGTTTCAGTCATCTGGATACTCCTTTTGTTGCTTTTCTACATCTTGGTCTAAAACTTCAGCGATTAATCTTCTTAAATACCACTCAGCCTTTTCTAAATCTTGAACTGGCTGTCCTTTGTATTTATATCTAGCCATGTATTTCATACATGCACCTTTGAGATAACCATGAAACTCTTCTGTCGTCATTGACTCTTTGATTAGATCAATAGTCTCAGTCTTTGACTGACGATAATGTTGTGGAAAATTAACTACGTCTTCCATATCTTTTCTTTACCTCACTAATATGGACAGTTTCAATATCATACTCCCCACCCTTTACATTTCTTTTTACAATTAATCCAGACCACCAGAGTCTTTGTGTATTATATGCGTACTTTTCTCTGTGAGTCAAGTAACAACCTGCAGACAATCCCATAATCTTTTTACCAGATGGTTTAGCTGAAATAGCATAATCTAATAAATGAGAGTGCCCAACAGTGCAAGATACTTTATTCTTGTTAACTAATGCTCTTGCCATATTCTCACCTGAGATAGCTGTACCCATAACACCACTTGGAAAGTTATGTGAATAATAAACTCCATCAATCACAGCAGGATATCTATAATCATATGTGTGCCATCCATACTCAGGATACTTTAGATCGTCTATAGATAAGTGACCATCAAGCTCTGGATTATCTTCTACCATACGATCAATACGATCTTCATGATTGCCTAACATCATATGCATTTCTGCTTCATGTTTACCCAAACCATTATTAAATTTTTGTAGGGCATCGTGTGCATGTTCTATATCTTTTTTATATCTCCTACCTTCAAACGATTTCTTTTTCTTATCATAGCTAGACATAGAGTCCATGCTTGCAAAGTCACCCATGCAGATTATTTTGTCTACTTTCAAATCCCTTGCCATGCGTCCTGCCCAAGTAAATCTTTCATTACTAGCACTAGGTGTACAGTGGGGGTCTCCTATTACTAAGTGTGTTGTCATTAGTTTAAATCCTTTTTATTTAAAAATTTAAGTATATCTATCACGTTGTCATCTTCAGATATAGTATCTGTTGAACTTCCATCATCTTCATAGAAAGCTCTTATGCCCAAAGAGTATACCTCATCAGGATTATCTGTTGCATATTTTATAAGTCCTTTTGCTATGTACGAACAGACATCCCTCTCAGTTGGTGATTTAGGATCTATTACACCACAAGTAAATCCTCTTTCATGTGGCGATATAACTATAGATACTGATTGAAATATATCTATAGGTTTATCTATTGTATCACTCATACAACCTCTATCTGAGCATCAAGCAATCTTATTTGTTCATCTTCTTCTGGCACGCCAGACTCTACTAGTTTTTTTCTTTTTACAGCAAGATCATGTAATGTATCTTCAACTTCGTCTTGTGTTTGTTCTGTTAAAGTTTCTATCTCTTCATCAGTTATTCCATGTGGAAATGTAATCATATTAAGTCTCCTAAGTTAGTTTTCATATTTGATTCTTTTATTATACTTACAAACTTTTTGAAGTCAAGCACAATCAAAGGATCTCTTTTATTCATCTTCAATACCACAACAGGCTCAAGGTTAGCATTAGATATCGCCTGATCATATGCATCGTATAGTCCTTTCCATGTCTCTTTGTTTTTACACTCAATAGAAAATGGAAACAGTCCTTGTGCAAATCTAGATAACTTAACATCAACACCTGATTCACCCATGATGGCACAACAAACATCTTCATCTTTTTTTAAGTTAGGGAACGTACTTAACAGCACGTCCCTAACCCAGTTTTGTAGCCTTCGCCCCTTGGCTTTTCGACTGCGTATACTAGGCGACATCTTCCTCTACCCTAGGATTAGTCACCTGTGTATACCAAACCCATTTAGGGTTTTTACCTTGCGACTGCTGTTGTGGTAGCAGTTGCAAGTTTTCTCCCCAACAAGGAAACTTGTAAGGGCAGAAACTGCATGTATTATTTAAGACTCTGTTACCTGTCTTTTGTTTTCTAAAATATTCTTCTTCATCTTCATAACATCTTTCAAACTTTTTATTTCGTTTAAGGGCTGATGCATTTTTCTTTACAGTATCTAAAGCTTTTTCTTTGTATTCATCATCAGCCATAGGAGTCTCGGTAAGAGTCCACTCTCCAGTAGATTTATTTATTACTATCCATCCACCAAAAGGTTTGTCTGCTCCCTCTGCGTACACATACCCCTGTGTAGTGTAGCCAAACACATCGTCAGTAGCAACTGTATGAAAGCTGCCATTCTCGCCAAATTTATTAGTGAAAGACCAAGGCGATGCACTTTTAATATCCCAAACTTTACCACCAATCTCAACATCCAAGGCACCACTTATATTTGTGCCTTTGTTTATGTTATACTTTATTTTCTTTTGTTCAGCTTCTATCTCTACACCTGCGGCTTTCATAACTATGATTGCCATCTGTTCTATGATATCTCCGAATAGATTACGCATCTTTGCGTTGTAAGGTTGTCCCTCGCCTTTGACACCTTTCTTTTCCATCTGTAATTGACACAAAGGTCTTCCGATGTTTGATGCCCTTAGACCAAACTTTTTGTTTCTTTGGTCAGTAAATTGCTTGCGGAACGAGTCAGAGCAAGCTTTACCAAACTGGTCAATCAAATCATCGGATACCTCAACCGCATCTTTTGATGCAGCCTCCAAGAACACCCTAACTTTTTCTAGGATGTCTTGACTCATGCAGACAAGATCTCAACAGGATCGTCATCCAGTTCTACATCCTGGACTACCTTTGCATCTATCTTAGATGGTTCAGATTTTTTAGCTGCCCGCCATAGTTCCACAATCTCTTCGTTTTCTGTGTTGATAACATCTTGAAAAGACAATAAGATTTCCTTTTCTTTATCAGTAAATTCAACCTCATCTTTATCCACTGTTATGTCAGACACATAGAAGACATTACTTCCAGCCTTTTTCTTTTTAGTTTTCAGTGTAAGTGTATGATTAAACATTACCTTACCTCTTCTTCTAAGACTTTCTATTGCTTCACCAACAGGTTTAAAGTTACTGCCTGTTACTTTCCAAAGCACAGGTAAACTAGAAACCTTAGTCTTGTCTCCTCCTGCAATCACACCATCAAAAGACACAGTACCATATATTAGTCTGTAGCATTTGATTGCTTTCTGTTTCATCTTATCTTCGTCAGATAAATTAAACAACTCTTTTGCAGGAACTTTTCCGCAACGAACACCGCCCTTGATATCAATAGCCTCATCTTTCCAAGATTTAAATATGATGCTTCTATTGCTGTATTCGTTTTTATCAGCATTGTATTCCATATACTGATACGCATTGATGAATGGTCTAAATGTTACAGGCTTACCATAAGCTATGCCGTCAAGCTCTGGAACATATGTGGCATAAGAACCAACAGGAACCTCTGCACCATCATCATTCTCTGGAAATCTATTTATGGATAGTTTCGGTAAGAAACTACCAGTGGACGATTTCTCTTGTCCTATCATCGACATTATCTGTTCACTAGATAAATTGTCTATATTTGCTATTTCATTGTTTGTCATATAGCCCTCCTTATTATTAATTATATATCTCTTATCTCTTCAATCACCATTAGATTCTCTTTAGCTGTAGCTATCTTTACTATCAACTTATCTACCTCATCAAGATGCTGTGGATGTTCTCCAATACCAACTGATTTGTTTAAATAAATTTCAAGCACAGCTTTCGCCTCAGATATCTGAGCGTTGTAGCGATCTACTAATGCGTTTAAGATTTGTGACATAGTTTTATCCTTATCATATTTTACGTTAAAAGTCAAGCAATTAAATTTATAATTACTAATATAAATATTGCTACAAATACTAGTAAATCAAATAAACTAAGTGCAAAGCGTTCAAATTTTTTCACATTACCACCCTTTCTTTTTTTAATGATACTTCGTTCATATCTAACCAATTATCTCCTATTTTCAACTCTGTGTCAAGTGGTACATTAAACTCAACTTTATAAAAGCTGTATAAAGAATCAATCACATTCTTTGTGGCTCTATCTAATATATCAGTCATTAACTCTATTTCATCTGGATGCCCATCAACAACAATAGAATCATGTACAGTATTTATAAGTAAACTTTTTACCTTTTTTTCTTTCATCATTTTATACGCATTGATGCAGGCTATCGGTACAATATCAGCAGTAGCAAACCCCTGCACAGGATAGTTCTTTATCTGTGTAGAATAGCTAGAGCCACCCCATGCTTGCCTCTGTGCATACGGAAAAGAATACTCACGACCTGATGGCAACTTTACCTTTTTAAATTCTATAGCATGACTTTGTAAATCTTCATGCCATTTAGCTATATCCTTATACTTCTCAAGAAAAGCTTTGTAATATCTTTTTTCATCATCACTGCCTGACATACCACCATACAAAGGTTTGAATGTATGTGCCTTTGCATCTTGTCTGGATACTCCTATAGTATCTGCAGTAAACTGGTGAACATCAACACCATCGTCTATATCTTTCATGCCTTGTTTATCTTGTGCTAAAAACACAGCAGTTCTAAATTCTAACTGTGAAAAATCTATCTCCATAATTTTACCGCCATCAAATCTAGATGTGATAACCTTACGGATAGGGAAAGTATTGCCTCGTGGTTGGTTCTGAAAGTTTGGGTCACGGCTAGATAATCTTGCTGTCGCTGTGACACACTGCATAAACTTAGGATGCAGTATACTATCCTCATTTACATGATCTCTTATGCCATTCACAAATGTATTCAAGTATGTATCAATAGCATTGTACCTAATAATTAAATCAACGAACTCTTTCATGTCGCCTTTTGCACGCATCGATAATTTTCTCAGTGTATCTCTGTCTGTCTTGAATCCACCTTCTGCAACTTCTGACACACCAACAGGAAACTGATTGAATCCTGCAGTTCTGTTTAGTTCTAGATATATTACACCCTGACCACCACACTCGTGACACTTCGATAAGTTTTTATATCGTTCTCCATTGACTTTGTACTTTCTAATTAAGCCAGTGCCATTACAATGCAGACATTTTGTAGCTGATGTTTTCTTTATAATCTCTGTGTTTGCCAAAACCATATCTCTAAATCTTGACTTTGAAAGTGTAGGTCTACGTTTCTTTTTCTTTGTAAACTTATCTATGCCTATGTTAAAATCATCTGCCCACTTCTTCTTATCTTTAACTTTTCTAGAATATATAAGCCAAGATAACTGCTCCGTGCTGGCAGGATTGATAGGTGTGTCGCCCATCTTGTCTTCAATAATTTTTTTTATCTGCTTTGCCAACTTGGCAAACTCCTCCATGAACTCTAGTTCAACAGCTTTCAATGCATTTAGGTCAATGTTTATGCCATTTATTTCCATATCTGCAAGCACTGGTAGAAACTCATTCATCATTTTAGCAGATTTAAGTAAGGGTCTGTTACCTTCTTTCTTAAAATCTACCATCTGTGCATCAAACAAAGCTCTTGTAGATCTAACATCTTGCCTACCATACTCTTCAATAGTATCTACAGGGATATCCTCAAATGATATCTTGCGTTTCATGTAGTCATCTACTGCATCTGACTTCTGAGATATGCTTCTGCGTTTACATATTT